GCGTTCGCAATCACTGAAGAAGCGATTGAGGACAACTTGTATGACAGACTTGCGTCTAGATATACAAAAGCGCTAGCTAGATCTATGGCGAATACTAAACAAATCAAATCAGTAAATCCACTGATCAATGGTTTCGGAGGTGGTTTCACTTCTGGAGATGGTGTACAATTATTTAGTACAGCTCACCCAACGATCGCTGGAACTGTGTCAAACACTTTGGCTACACAGGCTGACCTTAACGAAACTTCATTGGAGCAGTCTTTAATCGACATCGCTGCAATGACTGACGAAAGAGGTCTTAAAATTGCTGCTAGAGGAATGAAAATGATCGTTCCTTCTGAGCTTCAATTCCAAGCTGAAAGACTTATGAAGTCTCAAGGTAGAACTGGCACTGCTGATAACGATATCAATGCAATCGTTTCTATGGGAATGGTTCCTCAAGGTTACAGAGTGAACAATTTCTTAACTGATCCTAATGCGTACTTCTTCATTACTGATGTTCCTAACGGAATGAAGTATTTTGAAAGAACACCTATTAGAACAGCAATGGAAGGTGATTTTGATACTGGAAACGTAAGATACAAAGCTAGAGAAAGATACAGATTCGGTGTATCTGACTATAGAGGTATCTTCGGATCTTCAGGAGCAAGTTAATCGTAATTTTTTGTGGCGGGACATAGTCTCGCCACAATTCTATGAAAGAAAGAATAATGGTAAAATTTCTAGTAAATATCTGGGCGTATGATCATTACGCTAAATTTAATGTTGTAGCTGATGATAACCCAGCCTCACTAGAACAGGCTATACTTGACAAGTTGGGAGAAAAAAGTATAGTTTGGGAAAATCTTGGAAACTCTTATAGTGACAAGATAAATAGAATAACCTATGAGGAGGTTATCGATGGAAAAAATGATGCAACACTTAAACGACCTTTACAAGCAAAAGAGGGGTCTGGACTTACAGTGGGAGCAAGAGCATCTTAACGAGGGTAGATATACTCTCAATATGGTTAAAATATATCGACAAGTTCGAGAAGTTTTAAGTCATATTAAGATGGCAGAAGCGCAAAGAGAACACATGCGTAATAAAGTTGAAGACTCTGCTCCGCAAGTTTCCGTAGCTACTTAATTAAAAAGCTACATCGTTGGAAAAATCCACTCCACACTGCAGGATCTCTTGCACTCTACTCAAAACTAGTATATAGTTTTATAACTATACATAAATTAATATTCTACATGGACGCAGTATAGTCGACGGCCTAGAGACTATGTAGGATTTAACTAGGAGAATAATCATGGCAAATACAACCTTTTCAGGACCGGTAAGGTCAAAAAATGGTTTTCAATCAATTGGACCGGGAGCAGTCCCTGCATTAACTTTAGCAACTGATTTAACTGTTGCTGATCACGCAGGAAGACTTTTGACTATGGACCCTGCAGCTACACCAACTGCAATTACAATTCCAGCAATCAATGCATCAGCTGATTCAGCTGTAGCCGGATCAACTGATTACAATAACCCAAGCACAATTGGAACTACTTTTGAAATTCTTTTTACAGATGATTTCACTGGTACAATTCAAACAGCTAGCACTGACGATAAATTTATCGGTATGGTTACACTTGGAATTGACGCTTCTGTATCTGGAAAACAATTTGTTCCAGCAACAGCAAACAATGAAGTTAATTTAAATGGTGAAGCTGGTGCTTCTGTTGCAACAACAGGTGGTTTAAGAGGTTCTTACATTAAGTTTACTGCAGTTGCAGCAAACCTTTATTTAGTTCAAGGTTTACTTAATGCTACTGGATCTATAGCAACACCTTTTGATTCACAGTAATAAATAATTAGTGTGGGGCTTCGGCCCCACATATAAATTTTAAGGAGATTAAATTATGTCAACATTCGGATCAGCAATTGATGGAGTTGCAACTAACGTAACTACTGAAACTAAGACTGTTCAGACTGGAAGAACTAGAGTATATGGAGTTCATATATCTGGTCCTAACGCAGCTGGAGTTTTAGAGCTTAAAGATGGTGGAGCAAGTGGAACATCAAAAGTAAAATTAAATAAGGGTGCTCATATTCATGATATGACAGTTAATTTCCCTGTACCAATTTTATTTAAAACAGATGTTTACTCTGGATTTACTACTGAACAGATTACAGCTATAACTGTTTTTCATAGCGGCGGAAGTAACTCGTAGGAGGCACCTTGGCTTTTTCAGGCACAACTACATTCGAGAAAACATTCTCGATCGATGATATTATAACTGAAGCTTTTGAAAGATTAGGTTTTTTTGATTACTCAGGTAATGACCTGCGTTCAGCTAGAAGATCATTAAACATAATGCTTCAAGAATGGGACAATAGAGGTATTCATTTTTGGCAAGTTAGAGAACACGCTTTTAGTTTAGTCAATGGTCAAAACGAATATGTAATTTTTAGATCACCAAGTGATGGTACTTCTGATGGAATTACAACTACTTTAACCTCTGCAATAAATGCCACTGCTTTAACTATTCCAGTTGCTTCTGTGGCCCAGATGCCTGACTCTGGAAAAATAAAAATCAATAATGAAATAATGCAGTATAGCTCTATCTCAGGTAATAATTTAATTTTATCAGCGGTTACAGATAGAGGAATAGACAGCACAACTGCTGCTTCTCATGCACAAAACGATTCAGTAAATAATTTTGTTAACATGGCTTCAGATCTTTTAGAATCTAGCTACAGGACTTCTGCTAACGTAGATTCACCTTTATCAAAAGTAAACAGATCACAATATTCAGCTTTTTCAAATAAAACAGCAACAGGTCAACCTTCTCAATATTGGGTTCAAAGATTTATAAATAGAGTATCCGTTACTTTATACTTAACTCCAGGTTCTGATCAAGTTGGTGACTTTATGTATTTTTACTACATACAAAGATTACAGGATGCAGGAGCTTATACAAATGAAGCAGATGTAGTTAATAGATTTGTACCTTGTATGTGTGCAGGTTTAGCTTACTATATATCTCAAAAGAAAGCGCCTCAAAGAACACAAGAAATGAAAATGTTATACGAAGATGAATTATTAAGAGCATTACAAGAAGATGGTTCTTCTTCAAGTGTTTACATATCACCTAAAACTTATTATCCGGAGATCTAATGGCAAAGTTTGCAAAAGGGAAACACGCTTTAGCAATCTCTGATCGAAGCGGATTAGCTTTTCCGTGGAGAGAAATGGTTACAGAATGGAATGGACAATTCGTGCATTACTCAGAGTTCGAACGTAAGCAACCACAACTTGAGCCAAGACCATTTGTTGCTGACCCACAAGGTTTAGAAAAAGCAAGACCACAAGTTGCACCTTTACCTACTCCAGATTTATTGCCAGAAAATCCTATTACTACAAGTGATGTTTTTATTGATGGTGATCGGACTGCTGTTTATGTTGTAACTCAACCTAACAGTGGAATATTAGTAAATGATGTAGTGAGGTTAATGAGTCTAAAATCAAATTTATCATCAAGCACAACTGCTTTACAAATAAGTATTCAAGCATTAGAATTATCAACCACCTTACAATCTAGCATAACTTCTACAGATACTTCTTTGGCTGTAGTTGATAACCTTGGTTTCTATAGAGATGGTGGTTATGTAGTTATTGAAAAAATAAATTCTACAACAGGGTTTTTTGAAAATGAAGTGATTGAATACACTGCTTATAATTCTGTAACAAAAGTATTATCAGGTTTAGTTAGAGGAACTAACGCTCCATTTAGAGGAGTTAAACCTAAAAATACTACAGCTAGTTCCCATGATGCCGGAGCCAAGATATTTGGAGCAAGATTAGTTGATTCTTTAAATGAAACAACTCAAAGTCAAGCAGGGCAACCTTCAACAATAACTATTGCTAATAGTTATAATTTAAAAGAGAATGATGAAGGCACTTTCTTTATAGATACATATGGACCAGGAGGAGGCTTGAATTGTCTCGCAGGTCCTGTTAATAATAACTTCACAAGTACAAATTTATAATTATGACATACACAGAATTATTACAAAAGATTAGAGACTATACCGAAGTAGATGCAAATGTTCTTACATCCACTATCTTAGATGGTATTATTGAAAATGCTGAGTTTAGAATATTTAGAGATATTGATTCTGATAATAACAGAAGATATGCTACAGCTAATTTAATTACTTCTGATAGATTTATTTCAAGACCAGCTGGTTTATTAATTGTTAGATCTGCTCAAATTGTTGATTCTGATGGAAGTTCTGAACCTGATAATAGAGAATTTTTACAATATAGAGATACTAGTTTTATGTCTGAATTTAATCCTACGGGAGGAACTGGTGTTCCAAAATATTACAGTTTATGGGATGAACAAAACATTGTAGTAGCCCCTACTCCTGATGCTAC